TGCAGCAGGTTTTACAATTACGTTACGTATATCTTCACCATTAACTGTGACATTAGTAGGAACAATTAATGGCAGTTCTTCTTCATAGGTTCCTGGATAAACATGTATAGTTACAGGGCCATTTATACTTGCATCAGAAAATTCTAATGCTCTTTTAATAGTTCTAAAAGGCCCGTGTGGATGATCTCCTACATTTGTATCATCTCCATTTTCAGCAACAAAAAATATATTTCCGGGTCTGTTTGCTAAATCTACATTGAAAACTTCTATGCTACCTGTAACAAAAATTTGTCCATTTAAAAAATTTCCGTACAAAGATCCCCATTTTTTATTAGCACTACCTAAACTGTACGTATTGTTAGCTGCAGGAATTAAATCAGAGTTAACATCGGCAAGAAATGCTATATTATCTAGATCATCTGAGCCTAAAGTAATATTTCCATTTGCTTGAATATTACCCGAGGCATGTAAGTTTCCTGTAATATTTAAATTTGTAAATAATTCTACTGTTTTTCCTGCAAATGGAGATAGTTCTATATTTGAACTGTTATACGAACTAATTACATTATCTGAAATAAGTATGTCGTCTGTTGCTAAATTTGAAATAATTATTTCTTGATTAGAATTTACAAAGATGTCTCCTAGTTGAACACTTATAGAAGAGTTTTGTGCGGTGAAATTGCCTATATTTGCGGTTGTTGTAACTGTTAAATTTGAAGAAGTTTCTGTGTCACCATCTACGTCTATTGCTGCAGTTGGTATTTCTTTGTTTAATCCAATATATTGGTTGTTTACATCTAAAGACAGTAAAGGAACATCGTTTACATCGTTTTTAAAATATAAATTTACACCGTCTCTTGCTAAATTAGCTTTTAGCATCGGTCCTGAGATATCACCTAACGCCATCTACATTCCTTTACGGGGATCCTGTCCCTCCAACCAAATTCTCAACTTATAGCTCTTTGCTGGTTGACCACAGTTTGTCCCTGTTAAAATTTTTAATATTTTAACATTAATGTATTTATGTAAATTATATCAGGAAAATATGTGTAATTATTTGTCAAAATTATGAATAACGTGTATATCTTTATTAGGAGGCGGGGTACCAAATTTTATATACCATCCGTCTGGATACGGACTATTTGGTCCAGCTAAACTACCACTAGAACTTTCTTCTAAAGTATAGTTTACATCTGCAATTTGTAAAACATTTTCTACAAGAACTAAAATATGTGCTGCTGATTGAGGTATTGGAAAATCTATATCGTTACTATCTAATAGACCAAAGCAAGTTTCAACTGCATCTCCAGTTCCTAAGAGTTGGACATGAATTCCAACCGTGTTTGGTTCTTTATATCTTACTTTTCTCCAAGCACTATTTTGATAAAACTCAAATTCATTTGAAGTAGTATTGTATCTAATATAACCATCAATTGGTGATACAGGCTTATCTCCTTCTGCACCTTTAGGAATAAGCATCACTTTTGTTGTATCTATGATTGCAAAATTATTTAATCCGTCGTATTTAATACCTTTGCCAGTCATATTTTTCAAATTAATGTTTTGTGATTTAATAAATCTCATTAGACTTCCAAATAACTAATTGTTGCTGATAGGGCAACATTTCCTAAAAATGTTATAGAATCTCCTTCTTCCAATACAATTTTTTCTGTATCAAAAGAAAATGTTTCAGTTGCTCCTAAAGATAAATTATTTATTACCCTTGTAACACTATTACTAATCGGATCACCATTAGGAACTAAATGTATATCAAAGACGAAGGTATTTACTAAATCTTGATTACAAACTAATATATTAGTTATTGCCCATGTTTTACCGTTTGGAACAGTTATAGGAGTGTAAGTATTTGCTAGTTGTTGATTAATTATTGCCATCTTTATTCCTTAAAATAACATACTAAAAAGTAAAGATCTATTCTTACTTATTAATTCGTCATTTGTTTCGTCTGCATTAGTATAATAAATGCCTGTTTTACCATAAGATTGTGGTTTTGAATAAATCTTTACACCTTCTAATGGGGGTAATGGATCTAAAATTACGTCATCTGGATACGGCGAAGCTTTTAAAGTTAGTACATCATTAATAATAACTGAACCTGTACCTGGTGCATATATTTCTATGTCTGCATTACTAGAATATGTAGTTATTTTGTTGTCTTCTATTCTCAATTCAGAAAAATCAACTTTATCTTCCCAAAACGTAGTAACTATATTATTGTTTACTTTAACTTCTATTTTACTTTGGTTACCGGTACTGCTATCGTCTAAACAGGTCAACCTTGTATCATTGTCTTTTACTACAGATACTCCAATATTAGTTAAGGCATAATCAAAATAATCTACTATTGATTTTGTATTAGGAATATTATCATCACCTAAATTAACTCCTGTTCCAGGATCTGTTATAAAACCATTAGAATAATTAAATATTTTTTCTTCATAATTAATTGTGTTTAACACACTTATAACACTATTACCTGTGTCTAAATACAGATTTCCGGTAGACGTTATTCCATTTATTCTTAGTGGAACTTGTTGACCTGACCCATCTTCTGATGTAAACGCCCCAGTTCCAGAAATAGGCCCTAACGTCCAATTTAAAGTTTCGTCCCATATAAATCTAGCTGGGGCAAACACACCTCGATCAATTTCTATTCCACTTCGGTAATTTTTTAATGCACTTACTCCGTCACCTTGTTCGCCATAGTTTAGAGTAATAATATTATCTGAGATAATTGTATCCGAAGATTCTACTGTAGTTGTTGTACCTTCTACTTCTAAACTACCTCTTACAATAACAGTTCCTGCTGGTTTACCATTTGAATTTGCGCCCCTAGCAGTATCGAGAATAATTTGCTCTCCAGACTCAACTTTTATTGTATAACCACCGTTTTCTATTTTTAATACTTTTGACATAAAAAAAGATCCTCTAGGCAGACTTAATGCTGCCTAGTTGAAAAAAATTATTGTGCAGGCAATGCCACGCTTGTAACAGCATTTGGATTTGTTGCAGTTTCTTGACTGCTTGCATCATATCCAACATTATATAAAACATTTTCAGTAGTCCAATTTGCTGGATTTATATCTGTTGTGTCAACAATTTGGACTGTCTTATTTCTTAATTTTGTTACTTGATAAGTTCCAGAATCAGATCCGGTAGCATCAATAGTAAATTCACCTGCCTCTAAAGGCTCTCCACCACCTGTTCCAGCTTTTCTAACAAGTTTTAAAGTTTCACCTGCTTCAGGATTAACGTTATCTGCATCTAATCTAATCCAAAATTTACTATCACCTTTTTGTTTGTAGATATGAGCTGCTGTTGTAGCCTCAGCTCCACCTGTAAAAAAATGTCTTGTTACTGCAATTTTATGTTGGCTTGGTCCATAGCCAATTTTCTTTTTGTTTACTGGTCTTCCCATTTGTTTCTCCTTATAAATTACGGGTTCTATCCGTTACGCTGTGGGAACAGCATAAGTCCGCCCTGCGGCACACTTAATGTATTTATGCTAAATTGTTTTGTTTTGTTTTTGTTCTAACCATGCTTTTTTTGCCCAATTTGGCAAATCTTTAAAGCGATAATTTGTTAATCCTATTTGTTCATTTTCGTCTTGGGTTTTTAATTCTTTGTGCATTGTTTACTCCTGTAATCTTTTATTGCTGCTTTAATTGCATCTTCTGCTAAAACTGAACAATGAATTTTTACTGGAGGTAATGCAAGTTCTTCTACTATTTCTGTATTTTTTATTTCAAACGCTTCGTTAATCGTCTTGCCCTTTACCCATTCTGTTGCCAGACTACTACTTGCAATAGCACTTCCGCAACCAAATGTTTTAAATTTTGCATCAACAATTTTATCATTTTCTACACGAATTTGTAATTTCATAACGTCACCGCATTCCGGTGCACCAACTAGGCCTGTACCAACATCTGCTGCTGATTTATCTAAACTGCCAACGTTCTTAGGATTATTATAATGTTCTAATACTGCATCTGTGTATGCCATGAAATTTTCTCCATAAAAAAAGGTTCTATAAAAGTATTTATAGAACCTTAATCTTTATTTCAAACTAATGATATTAGCTGAAGCTTACATTCAACGGAAGAATGTCTACCAATCCTAAGTAATCAGCAGCATTACCAAGAGATGAAGCTGTATTTGTTAATTCTACATATCCATATCTTGTCATAAAGCTAACTACTGGTTCGAAGGATGTCGGATCCAACACAACACCACTGCTCATCAACGGAATGTATGGGCAATAGAATGCTGCAGCATCACTTTCGCTTGAACCTTTGTAACCAATCAAAACTGCTGTTGCATCTGATGCATATGTGTCTACATAGACTTTCATAGCATTATTCAATGTACCAACAAATTTTGTATTGGTTGGAGCTTCGAATGTCCCCTCAGTTGTTCGTGCAAATGCACTTGTTGTAGCACTTTGTAAAATTGTAAGTGCAAGAGGTGAAACAACAGCCCAGTTACCAGCTCCTCTTCTTGTTCGCTGAGCGATCAAGTTAGAAACTCTATTAATTTGTACTGCTAAGGCAGCATGCTCGTCACCTACAAATGTAGCTGTTCCAGAAACTGCAGCTTGATTGTATGTTTCTGTTGCATTTCCTGCCAAGCTTCTTAAAGAAGCTAATACTTCTTGGTCAATTTCAGCTGTAATTTCTTGAGCTAAAGCAGCCATAATTTCAGCTTCGATATCAATTCCGTGCTGTGCTTGAGCATCTTGTGCAGCTTCAAATGTCCAGCGAGCGCTGAGCTTTCGTGTTTTAGCTTCAACAGTTTGCTTCAAGATTTGAATTGACATTTTTCTACCAGCTGTGCCTTCAAACGTAGCAGTTTGAGCAGCTTTACCATTATCAGCTCCTGAATAAGCTGTAGCAATTTTAAATGGTGATAACGCTTCATCACCTGCAGTTACGTCATTTGCTGTACCATCTGCATTATGTGATTCAGAATATCGTACTCTCAATGTATGAATTTGTCCTACTGGTCCAGTCATTGGCTGAACACCGACAATTTCATTAGCGATAACCGTCGGCATAACTCGACGGATAACTGGGAGGATAACTCTGTTTAATGTAGCAACATTACCGGCAGAAGTTGCGCCTGCTGTTGCACTTTCTACCAAATATTTTCTTGTGTTTTCTAATGTAGCAGCCATTACACTTTTCTTTGTGCCTTGTAGGCCTTCCAATAGTGCTTGTCTTGTATCCTGCCAGCGACTTGTTAATAGTTCTGACATTTAATTTCTCCTTAATTAAGTCCTGCAAGCCGTCGAATGTCAATGACGTTATCGCTTGCGCTAGTTGTATTTGTTTTTTCTTCTCTATTGCCTGTGATTTCTTTGCCTTCTGTAATTACTGCCTTTTTCTTTATACTTTTTTCTTCAATTACCGCTGGTAAGTATTTGTCAAATGCAGAACGTAATCTATCTGTCTGCACAGACTCTAACAAATCAAGCATAATTGTTTTTTGTGCCTTATTTAATGGATCGACAAGTTCATTAATAATGGCTTGTCTTGATACTGAGTTTTGTAAAGCTGAATATTTTTTATTAGCTTGTTCTACTAAATTTTTGCTTTTGGCTGCAATTTTTTTAGCCTCAACTACTTGTTTTTCTTTGGCATTAACCAATTTTAATAGTTTGCTTGTTTCTGATTTCTCATTTAAGTAACTATTAATATATTCAATTGAGAAAGCTTCAAAGATTCTACGTCCAAAATCATTTTTCCTAGCTGATTCAATATCTTCTTTTAACTGACCAATTTCTTTTGTAAGAACTTTTTCTGTAATTTTAGACATTTTATCAACACTTTGCTGGACAAATGTTTTCTTAATAGCTTCAAAATGACTTTTTGCTTCTCTAACTAATCTAACCTTAGTATCGGCTAGATCTTTTTTATCTGTTTGAAATTCTGTAATTTCTTTCGCAAGATTATCAACAATAAACTCTTCTAATTTCTTAAATTTTGTTGCAGTTTCTCTTTGATCTGAGTGCAACTCATTTATTTCTTTAGCAAGTGATTTTGCTACAAATGTTTTTAAAAGATTTGCATTTTCTCTCATTGCAATAGTATATTTGGCTGATGCTTCTATTAACTGCTTTCTGTCTTCTGCAAGTTCTTGCATTTCAGCATTTAATCTTTCTGCAAGCATACTATCAATAGCTTCAACCATAACATTTTTGTCATGCTCGTATTTTTTTGCAAATTCTTCTCTTAACTCACTTGTAACTTTTTGTTTGTTTTCTTTAATTTTAGCGTTCCAAGCTTCTTCAATTTCTTGGCGCACTTCATCAGAAACTACGTCATTTTCAAATAAAGTTTTTAGTGCATCCAACATGTATTTCTCCTATTATTGGAGTCGGTTGATTATGTTAACCAACGATTCTTTTAAATATTTTTGTGCCTTTTTATCTTCTTTTGTTGCCTGTGCAAATTCATATGCCTTGAGCCCACCTCTACGATTCATTAGGTGTTCATAAATGGGAGTTGGATATGCTCCAGGAGCACTCGGTTGAGCTACTACATCTACTGTAATAATTTCAAAATCGCTTACTTCTCCACTTCCATCTTCTTTTACATTACCTGAACCTCTACTTGAAACTCCTAATTTTACTCCACTTTCTAACATGGTTCTAATTATTTGTCCCATAGGGGTAGGTAATATTTTTAATTTTCCGTAACCATTTGGACCGTCCATCCATACTTCTGTTATCATATGTGATACACGATCCAAATTTACTGTAAGTCCTTCAGGATGATCTACTTCACCAAGAACACTGTAACCACCTTGTATTTGCTCGCTGAGAGTTTTAACAGCCCTGCCTATTTCATTCACAGGATAGACTCTTTGATTAGCGTTTCTAACACCTCCTTGTATACAAATTCCTTTCATATACAAGTCTTTGCCTTCATTGTTATTTTCTACCACTAATCTTGCTTGATCAAATGTTAAATGCTCTCGTAATAAATTCATCCTTATTCCTTACTTACCAATAATTGGTTTTTTATTTGGAGCTGTATCGCCTGAACCTTTTTTCTCTGCTCCATGTCCTTTTGGCATTGCTTTTAAAGATTTTGCAGCTTTTCCGCCTGGGACATTTACATTACCTGTATTCATGTCTTTTGGATTTTGGTCACTTACAGGATTACCATGTAGATTGCCTTTGTTAGCTTCTACACCAGCTTCTGTATCGCCTCTTAAAATATTTTGAGTTGTACCACCCATGTCATTTTTTCCAGCTACTACAGATTTTGTATTTGTACCATTATCGCCCATTTTTCCATATTGATTGTATTGGTTTCCGCCGATCTTGTTTACATATTCTCTCATAAGTTCAGCTGAGCTTTTGTATGATTCAAAACTTTCCTCTGGTTGGTCTCCGCCCAT